CACGTTGTTCTTTTGCTTGTTCTGCAATTACTTTTTGTTGTTCTGCTACTTTTTTAGATGCACCAAACCATTCATCATAATTTGCTACAACTATTCCAATTGCTGCAATAATCAATCCAATACCACCCACTAAAAATGCTTTAGATGCAGTAGTCATTGCACTAAACGTATTCTTTACAACTGAACCCAATTGAATAAATGAATCCTTTGCTTCTAATGCTCCTTGAATACCTTGAGAAAATGCCATTGCTGATTGAACTTTCAACAACGTTTTTTGTAGGTCTTCTGATTCAACTCCAATTAAACCTAATGCACCTTCAAACGCTTGGAATCCATCTAATGCTCCACCAATAGAACGTGTAAGAGAAGTGAATTTAGCGTCAGGATTAAAGGCATCGGTTAACGCTTTTGCATCTTGGATTCTATCTTTTAAATCTGCTGCTTTCTTAGCTGCTTCTGCTGCTGCTTGTGATGTTGCGCCAAACTTATCAGATAAAGTTTGTACTTCTGCTTGTGCTTGTTTTAACTGTGATTTTAACGAGCCTAAGTTTGTGTCTACATCTAATTCTATTACTTTCTTTTCAGCCATCAGTTAGTTTTTTTACGTGCGTTTTTTCTTATCTCTTGTCTTGTCATTTTACGAAAGGAATGTGTGTAAGCGTACTTTCCTTTTGCTATGTCTATGTTTTCTGATACCCCGTAGAAGTTATCTATCGAAAGCATTGCGATTATGTTCTTTATCATTGTTGTATAATATTAATGGTTCGTGTTTGCGTAATTCCACTATTCAACGTGTAAGTAACTAATACTGGATAAACAGTTCCTGCGATTCCTGCAGGTATTGCTACAACGACTAACTGACTCGCGTAAATTAAACTAGGTGTAATAGTTACATCGGGATTACTAGATGTCATTAAAGCAGAATAAGTATCGTTTACAAAGTCAATCGGTACGTTTACATTTCCTCCTGCTATTCCTACGTTTGGTATTTGTGTAGCATTTACCATAGGTCTAAAGTCTAGGATAAGCTGAAAGTTTACCTCTCCTGTAGTTAGATTAGATTGCATTGAATTAATGATGTAACGCTTGTCCCTGATTACTAATCTATCGTTTAATTTTAGTCCTGTAAGTAAAGCAATTGGTAGTATCGTTTTAACACTAATCAACCGTTGCTTTAAATTGTAAAGATTGTACAGATACGAAAAGTAATAAGTTCCAAACAATGTTTGTTGCACTGGTACGTTTAACATCGTGCTAATATCAGGTGCAAAGTTTAAGGTATAGTCTGTTAGGTTCGTGTAAAGGTCTTGTCCAAATGGTGTGTAGTTTGTAATGTTTAAAGTTGTACTTCCATTGTTGAAGCGAAAGTCTACGTCTTTATTGTCGTATTGGTAAAGTAGAATAGGTTTCGGAACATACGGAGCAAACTCGTTGTTAAGTGAGTAACCAACTTGTAGGTTTGTTCCTGTAAATTTAGTCTGTAATAAGTTCTCAAAAGGTAGGTCTAATTTAAACTCGTCTCCATCATAGCTATATTGATAAGTTGAATTTCCGTATTCACGCATAAATAGCTGACTAAACTGCTTGTTTAAAAAACATTCCGAATCTTGATATTTCATCGTTATTGTTTTGTAGAGCTTCATTTTGTCTACGTCAATAGTATCTACGTCCGTGAATGGTGATATGTCTACTATTGCTCCTGCTGAATACCAATCGTCTAATGGTTCTACTTGGAAGTTGTTTACCGTGTTTCCGTAGCAAGTCATATTAAAGACCTTTAGGATTCCACTAAAGAACTCGCTAACTTTCATCACAGGTGCTAATGTTGCTAAATCTGTGTTAATAACCATTACGTTGTTATTGCAATCGGTATTACCATAAATAATTGTTAATGTACTTGCTACAGTACCAACTATTTGATATGCAACATCTACATTTACTGTTACTGCTGTATGAGTTCTGATTTTAAAATTATAAATAACGTCTAGTCCTGCAGCGTTTGGAATAAATATAGTAGGTAAATTTCCTGCTGCACTAAATGGAAGGCTTTGATACAAGTTTCCATTTTGGTAAACATCTATGATTGCTCCAGTAGTCGCTGAAATTGAATTGACAATTATAACTAATTGATGAGTTGCGTTGTCTAGTAATGAAGTATGTTGAACGTGAATTGTATTATTGGCTAAATCAAAAGAATCTGTTGCAATATTTGACGCAGTAGTTAACGTGCTAAAATCAATCGGTTGTGGCTCTGAAAAAAAGTTAAACTCGTTTCTATTTTTATACCACAAGAAAAGTTTAGTAAACCTGTCATCAGTCAAAAAGTTTCCGTTAAATGAAACTCCGTATTTTGATTCTATTTGGTCAAAGATTTTACTAACTCTTACTGCAGGAAATAACTCATTGTAGTGAATGTGTCCACTTGTGTGATGAATGTCATTAGCACCTGCCGTAGGTATCGTTAACCAACTTGGGGTAATTGTCGTAGGTGCTTGTCCTGTCCAAGTCCAAATCCTTTTTGAACTAATCATAGGATATTTGACGTGATAAGCATTAGTTCCGTCTATGATTCTTGCTCTTACTTCTGTACCTGTGTAAGTATGGTTTAAAGGCGTGTAATCTAAATCAGATAGTAAGTCCTCTCCAAAGTAATCTAACAACGTCTTACCATCTCCGTAAAAAGATAGTGAGTAGCTTTCTGCTTGTCCGTTTTTTAGTTGTGCTTTGTCGATTTGAATTTTACCTCTACGAAAGAATGTTAAGTCTATTTCTATAAACGCAGTACGTCTGATGTTATGGTCAATAGTTGAGTCTACATCACTCTGATAAAAGTGTTGTAAGATTGCATTATTGTAAGGCGAAGCAGGAATAGTAAAACTCTGTGAAAAGTCCGTGTAAGTCTTTGAGATGTCTGCTACGTTCTGCTGAGTTGATGTTACCTGAATCTGCTCATCGTTGAATAGTTCGAGTCTTTGTCCTTCGATATATACTTGTACTTTTCTATTCATTACACTACTGAGTTAATTGTGTCGTAAGCGTATTCAAATTCTAGTTGGTAGTTAATCATATGTGTGTTGATGCTTTTAAACAACTCTGTTGATTTCGTGTTTATCTTCACTGGTGATTTGTCTAGTAGGATTCTTTCGCTTAACATTAGTTGTCTAATCACTTCTGAGTAGCTTTCATTTACCCAATCGGTATTTACTTTAACTTGCTCTTTTGCGTTCGTGTTAAAGACTTTTCTTTGTCCTTCCTGAACATCGTACGCAGGATAAGTTTGTGGCATTAAATTATACTCCGTGTTTTCAACGTTGATAGAACGATTACTTGCTTTGAAAAACCACTCAGTTTGCCAAGCTCCGTATTTGTTTACAAAGTCACAACGTACAGGCGTGTATTTACATTCTCCTTTAGGTTGGAATGTTGCAGTCCATACCGTAGTTCCTGCGTTGATGATTTCTACTTTGTTTCCTGCACTTAAATACGTTGAATATACTCTTGGATAGTCTTGCACGTTTAATGCTCCTAGAGACGAAGTATTGTTAGCACCTGTAACTAGGTTTGTATATTTAATTGTATCTCCAGAAATGTTTTCTATCGTCAAGTGTCCGTAGTTTCCACTACCATCTAAATAATAATTGTAAGTTCCTTGGTCTAAATGAACTCTGAATAAGTTAGGATTAGCACCGTCCGTATAATTTCCGTACCCTTCGTAAGCTCTGTAAGTTATTGTAGAACCAAACTGAACAAATCCACCTGTAGTTTTCTTGAATGTTTTGATTCCTATCCAACACCATTGAGCAGAAGGAGTAGGTGCATTACTTGTTGTAATGTTTTGTAGTGTATTGTGATTTATAAACTCACGTATGTAAGGAGATATGTCGTAGTAGGTAGCAGGAGAACTAGATGAGGGAATGCTTTTGCTTAATGTGTAAGCAGGTGAAACAGGCATTGGAGTTGAGTTTCCATTCCAAAGGAATATCTGTATCATTGACGCAGTTTGTCCTGCTTCGTTTATTGTTAGAATGTGTGGTGAACGTGCAAAAACTCCCATTATTTTTTAGTTAAGTATATTGATTCATTAAATAATTTTATTGCATCCACTCCGAACGCATCCACTAAATCTTGTGGTAATTTCTTGTAAGCTTTTTCAAATGGTCTAGTAAAGAATAAACTAGGTTTGATTCCATTTTTCTGTATAAATCTTGATAAAGCAAATTGTAAACTCTTTCTACTTGCAAACTTTCCGCTTTTAGTTCTGGGTGCTAATCCTTTTCTAACCGCCCACTTGTCAAATGCTCTCGGTGGTGGTGCATTCTTTTTTCCTGTTTTATATTTAAACGGAGTATTGTATTTCTTTTCAGTACCTGAAACTCCTTTGTCCTGATACAGACCGTACTCCTCCATTGAGAACTCCATCTCAAATGAATTAGGATTTGCTTTTACACGTCCTTCTATTGAATCGTAAAGTTTACCTCCGTCTTTTCCTAGCTTACGCAAGTTCTTCTGCGATTCGCTAATGACAAAGTTTTTAAACTTATCTAATTCTTTTTGTAACTCACTCTGTTTCATTAACAGATAGTCATTTCGTTAGGGATTAACACATCGAAAGTCATAGTCCATCCTGCCAGTAAGTTCTCGAATCTCTCCGTAAATGGTTCTAGGTTTGGATTTCCGTCTACAACAAATTCTAAGTCGTATAGGTTACCGTGTCTCATTTGCTGATAAGCACGATTCAAGACTGCAAGTTGTGTATTTAATACGTCCTGTTCGTTGTCGTTACCTCTGTAAATATCAGTTGTTTCCGTTTTGGAAATATCTACAATATCCATTGCTATTAAAGACAGATTGTATCTTACAACATTAGTTTCAAACGTAACGTTGTTTGTCATTAGGTGAACTAAAGGAAAAATAGTTTGCTTATTTAAGTCTACCTGAAAAATATCTCCCTCAGTCGTTGTGTTGACTATTGGGTCATTATCAAAAAACCATTTAATCAATTCTAATACCTTATAATAACCTGTCATCTTCTAAGTTTGTTTAACTGTCTTTGTTCGATTTCGTTTTTTTGCTTCTCGAAGGTGAGATAGGTGAGACACATAGAAAGTCTGTATCCTGTAATCGTGTCAAATCTTGTAATGTCTCCCTGAGCGAGAGCATATACTGATTGATACCATCCCCATCGTTTGGCAAATTGAGTTGTTTCTGAAAAGTCGCTGTGAGATTCTTGTTCTTCTTCATTTCCTTCTCTAAATAACTCAGGGTAGCTTCCAATAATTCGCTTCCTAAAGTCCAAAAAAAAACAGATGATGCTAATACTACATCCAAAGGTGCGAACTTCATTAACTCCTCGAAGTCTTGATTAGCTTCGTAAGGCATTATTTCGTATTTGTCCTTTCGTGTTCTCATAACAGGACGATACATTACAGCCATTGCTTTGTGATAATCTTCCCAACTCATTAAGTGAGATTCTAAATCTACATATTCTCCGAAAGTGATTGCTTCAAGTTCTGGAATGAATCCAAACTCAATCTCTCGTTCTTCTGTTTTAATCTTGAATCTATTTTGAAACTTAGGTTTCTCTGAGAATAGTTTAACGAAGTGTTGTATAAGCTCATTTAAGCTCGTTAGCTTCATCTTTGCAATGTCTTTGAACTCTAACCCGCAAAATATCTGTACCATCTTCTGTGCGATAAACTCCTCGTCGTTGCTATCCTTCTGTAGTTTTACAAACTGCTGATAGCTTTTTAACGGGATTTCGCTTAGTGATGTAGGTATGTCTATTTCTAGTTTCATATAGTTATAATTAGTTATTCGTGTTTTTGTTATTTCCGTTCTTCTGAATCCAATCGTACAACTCTTTAAGCATATTAATATCCCGAATGTTTCGCAGGTAGATTTGTACGTTTACTCCTTTGCGTTCCCAAATGTATCTCTTGACTTCTAGCATCATGATTTCTAAGTCTGTCATCGTATGTAATATTGACCGTGATTGCTGTTTAGTCCTAAAGTTTCCATTTCGTGATATCTTACAGCGTCAATAGCGTGGTCGTTCTTTGCTTGTGGTTTAATCAATAGCTTTCCTGCCTTGTCAGTATCCCAACAATAGCTTCTAAGTTCTTTGATTAGGTTTGTGCTTTCGCTTGTAACTAAGTATTCCTGTCGTTGCATTACGTCAATACCGTATTTGATAGAGTCAGCTCCCTTTGTAACGCCTTTAATCTGTTGTCCTGTACGTCTTATCTCCTCAATAGATTTAGGTTCGCTAGAGTCCGCGTATGCGATTACGTGTTTTTGTAGCTTCTTGCTAATGTCATTGTTTAGTAATCCTGTTTGGTAACAAATCTCGTTTAGGATTCTTTGTCCATTCCAGTTATAAACTTCTATAATGCTTGTAGGGTCGTTAGTAAATCCAAAGTCTAACCCGTATCCAAGCAGTCTAGCTTCATTAGGTATCTTGTCTATGATTTTCCAATTACTAAAGATTACTCCTTCAAGGCTTCCGATTTCTCCTAGTCCGTAAACTCTCCACCAATTCGCCCAATAGTTACTAGTAGATGCTTTCTCACGGTTCTTTTCTATTTGACTTACAATTGATTCATCTAGTGCTTCATTGTCCTTATAGGTTAAGATAATAAAGTCAGAGTCTGATTCGTCTTTTAGTTCGGTGTGTACCCAGAACTCGTTTGCAGGATTAAAGTCTAAGAATACTTCCTTTTTTGTTCGGATAGATAATTCGTTATAACTTTCAAACGTTACGTTATTGCACTCGTTGATGTAAAGGATATCACGTCTTGCTCCTCTAAGTTTAGATGCGTCATCTGCTGAGAAGAACTCTACAATGCTTCCGTTTCTAAATTGGTATGTAAGTAATGATTTATTGAACTGTCCGTCTATGTAACGATTTGTCCATTTTAGTATTTTGATAAAGTCTTTTAATGCTCCCCTGCGTAAATGAGGAATGCTTTCTGCTACTATACTTATTTCTAGTCCGTCTTTTCGTAATGCCTTGTCAATTAATACTGCAAGGATTGAATACGTTTTAGAAGCCGAAGTACCACCTTGTACAATCTTAATACGCTTCTTTAAAGCCAGTACCTTATTCGTTGCTGTTGTCCTCTTGTACATCAGGGAATAAAGGTTGTTCTAATATTGTTTGTTCGATTTGTTGCAAAGGTTGTCCGTATCCTGAATCCATCAATGCTTTGTAAGCAGCAACATCTCCTTCACGTGCCTTTTTAATCAACGCTAAGGTCATCAAATCTTCTTGGCTCATAGTTTCCTGCTCGCCTGTTAAAGGGTTCTTTAGGGATTGATTTACTTCTAGCCATTGACGTGCAATAGTGCTTCGGTTTTTGCTTCCTTTAGGTCTTCCGTTTTTTTCAGGTTGATATTCTGAACTAAATTTTTTTAGATTATCTTCTTTTGCCATAGTCTCGTTTTATTCTCGTTTTATTTGAGCGCAAGGGTCGGATTCGAACCGCCTATTTCAATGCAGGTTGCATCGTGTTTATCCTGATTAACTTCTTGCGCATTTTTTGGATATGGTTTACTTAAAGACTTACACAAAGGTATTAAATTTTTGTCAAGTGGGTAAATGTATTTATGTTTTAAACCTGTTTTTATTCTTACTAAATCATTTGTATTTAAAACTTTTTTTCTTTCTCCAAATTGCTTATTAAAACCAGTAGGACTATGACTTCTGCTATGTATGTCTTTTCCTGTTTTAGGGTCAATAAATTTATCTCCTGTTTTATGTGATGAAATAAAATACCAATTCATTGCTTTATAAATAGTTCCAGTATGATTTTGGTCGCTATCAGCATAACTAACTAATAATTTACATAATGGATTTATTTTTTTAAATAACTTCATTGCTATTGATACTGCTTTACTTGTTTGTTCTTGTTTTCCATTTAAAGCAACACGCACTAATTCACAAACACTCCCATTTGGCAAATTAAAAGGTTTACTTATATTCCCTATTCCTATATTAAAAACAACAACACCACACCATTCATTTTTATCATTAAAAACATTTATTCCAGTCATAGGTTGTGCTGGTATTCTTTTTGCATAATGAAAATTTAAACAAGCAAAAGAAACAGCCTTATATGATGCTTTTTCTAATCTCATATCTCACCCGCACTTACTGAATAAAATGCTCCTTGAAATTTCCTATCAATCAATTCTTGTATATCATTTTCCGCTTCTTGTAATTGTTCGACTGTTTTAAATGTTATTTTCATTGAAGCAGGTTTATTCTTTTCTTCTCCTAATAAATCATCTAAACTTGGTTCGTCCATAAAAATAGGAACGTCTAAACCCCATTCATCTAATTTGTCTGCATCCCATTCGTTTGCTAATATATCCCAATCCCATTCACCAAAGCCTACGTTGTCTTTAACTATGAATTCGTCTTTTTGTAGCTCTGTTAGGTTCTCTGCTCTGACAATAAACACTTCTTTTAGTCCTGCTTCTTTACACGCTTTTAAACGCATATTTCCTCCAAGTACAATATTGTTTTCGTCTACTACTATTG